AAAAGACCTGTTCAATCCACCTGGCGTTTTGAAGAACATGTTTGAATTCTGTGAGGAGATAGCACAAATAAGCCAGCCAGAACTATCTTTAGTAGGAGCATTATCTTTAGCGAGCGTTTCTTGTGGTCGTATGTATAGAACAGACATGAATAACTTTAGTAGTTTATATTTTGTAGGTGTAGCAAAGTCAGGGCAGGGCAAAGAGAACATAAAGACTTTTGTAGAAACCGTATTAAATAAAACTAAACATCAAAGACTTATAGTTGGCGATGGTTATACATCAGCTGGTGCTGTGCACTCTATTCTTAAATATCGTCCCACACAAATAACTGTAATGGATGAGTTTGGTAAAAGATTAGAAACCATCTCGTCACAACAAAACACTAATAGAGAAGACGGTATACAAACACTTATGGAAGCCTGGGGGAGATGTCACGGCACCCTGCGTCCAGATAACTATTCTTTGATGAATACACCAGAACAATACGTTGAACAAGCTATGAACCGTATCTGCTACAAACCAGCTATTACCCTTGTTGGCCTTTCTGTACCTAAGAACTTTTATGGGGCTCTTAACTCAGGAAGAGTAGCAGATGGTTTCTTAAATAGATTCATAATCGTTGAATCAAAAGAGCCTAGGAAAGTAAGTGCTTTGAAAAGATACAAAACCCCACCACAATTATTAATTGATTGGGTCAATGCCGTGCGAAGACCACAAACTGATTTCGGGGATGTAAGCGATACTGACTCAAGTATGAATGTAAACCAAACAGTTATAGAGTTTGATGAAGATAGCAGACAGTTATTAAATGAGTTTGCGGAAGAAATTGTTAAAAGACAAAATGTTTTAGAAAAAGATAATCTTGAACCGTTACTATCTAGATCACGTGAAAAAGCCATGCGTTTAGCTTTGATTTGTGCGTTAGCCGATAATGTTGGTGCAAAAAAAATTAAGGGCGAGATGACAAGATGGGCAATAGATTTTGTGCGTTACTATGATTTATTGTTTATTGAAACATGCCGTGACAAAGTTTCTTCTTCTGCTACAGAAGCAAAAATTAAATCAGTCTTATCTTACATAAGATCAAGGGGGGAAGAGGGTATAAGTAAAAGAGAGGTTGATAGACATGAATTGTTCAGATCAATGAAATCTTATGAAGTAAAAGAAATTATAGAGCGCTTGCGTAATGCAGGAGAAATACAGGAGATAGAAGTTAAGATCGGGGGCAAAGGTAGACCAACAAAAAGATTTGTTGCTGTCGACCCAACATACTATGAAGATTAAGGACAATAAATATCATGTCACTATTAACAGATATGTAATACGGTCTTACGTTGTCAAAGCAACTGATGAGGAATCTGCAGCACATAAAGCTAGTCTGATTTTAGACGATGAAAATAAAGAATATTGCGAAGAATATGATGTATGGGAGGTAGGAGAAAGTTATGAAGAAACCAAGCCTAGAGACTAGAGACGATCAAAAAAGAGAAGAGCGAGTTGCTGGATATTTAGAAGGTGCCTGGAATGTTACATGTCATAAATTGCCAGTTCAGTATTCATTAGACTACTGGATAGAATCTAAAGATAGATGTTATTGGTGTGAGGTAAAAGTAAGAAGTTTTGCATTTGAAAAATACGATACTTTGATTTTATCTGTTTCAAAATTAAGAACTGGTGCAAGTTTTGCTAGAGCAACAAAGGTGCCTTTTATAATGGTTTTCGCTATGACTGATGGCCTCTACTATCATCAATGGGATCCAAACCATCAATACGACATAATGATGAACCTGTCTCCAAATCCAGAATACGATGATGACAATGAGCCCTATGCGCACATACCAAAACATATGATAGAATGTATTACAGACCAACCTTTGGGGATGGATAGAAACGAGATAGGATTATGTTAGATAAATTAAAATCAGTCATAGGCGCAGTAGCGCCAACAATCGGAACGGCTCTAGGTGGGCCAATGGGTAATGCAGCTATGAGTATGTTAGCTGATAAATTAGGAGTGCCTAATAATAAAGCAGCAGTAGAGAAGGCAATACAACAAGCATCTCCAGAACAACTTGCTGAAATTAAAAAAGCAGAAATTGAGTTTGAAACTAAAATGAAAGAACTCGAAGTAGACGTTTTTAAACTAGAAACACAAGACATACAAAATGCAAGGACAACCTTTAGTGGTGATTGGACATCTAAGCTACTGGGTCTTGTAGTTATAGGTGGGTTTATGGGTTATATATTTTTAGTAACAATACAACCGCCAGAACAGAATAGTGAAGCATTAATTAACCTAGTATTAGGTTATTTGGGAGGTTTGGCTAGTGCAGTCATATCTTTTTATTTTGGTGCGTCACACAAAGGAGATGAGTAACCTGTTGACTTGCGAGAAGCACGTTGGTTCTTTATTAATTTTTCATTCCAACGGAACATCAGGTTGCTCTTTTAGATGCAAGACATAGTAACAATCATTCAACAAGTAGGCTTTCCAATAGCAGCTGCACTTGGTTTAGGTTGGTTTATCTATAAATTAATAATGCGTATTGTTGACGGTATGGAAAACAAACTAGATGTCGTTGATGAAAAAGTAGCAGAACAAATCACTGCTATGGAGCAAAGACTTGGTACTAAGCTTGACTCACAACACGGAATATTAGTAGCATTAATAGATAGGGTGAGAAGTTTAGACAACGAAATAATTAGACAAGACACTCTTATAAAGACAATATTGGGAGTTCCACAATTGATTAGTACAAACAAAATTGCAAAGGCAGAAAGAGATGACCAAAGAAAAGATTAAAAATTCTGGTCATGATCACGGCTTGCACGAGTATTATAGGAACAAGGGCTGTAGTCTTTACCTGCTTTTAGTTATATTCATATCAATTCCTATTTTTGGTGATGAAATTAAATTTAAGTTCAAATCACCAAGTTTTAGCGGTGAAGGCACATCAGCCCACTATCTGACAATAGACCAACAAGAGTTTTCAAGAAAGGAAGCGCTAGAAGCAGAAATAAAAGCTTTGCAAGATGAACTTGAAAGAGATGCTGATAACACAACCCTTGCCAGATTTCTAAGAAACTTTGAATCGAGAGTTTATGCCCAACTGTCCAGGCAATTAGTAGACCAGCTGTTTGGCGAAAACCCAGCTGACGAAGGTTCTTTCACTTTGTTTGATAAC